TGTAGAACCAGAATCCAAATGCGTAGCGATTCCATGAACTCCTGTCCCCATTGCATCATCAACAGGGGAATACGGCCAACTCGATGGAACATCTCCATTATCTACCCAACCTGCTGTTTTACTTCGTTTGAATCCATACAGAACATCTCTAAGTTCTGCTGCATTAGTCATTGGATTACCATCAGGAGGCATGATAAGTAATCCGTTGACACTGTTAATAGCCTCGGGTTCACCTACTGCTGAAACACGAACAATTGAGGGGTCAGCATTTTGACCATAAAGACACAAGCGATTATGATACAAGCAAAGACCAACGCCCGCAGGTATTTCTGTGAAATTACTGAGAAGATGACTTGCGTCCAGCAAAAGGTCAGCATCAAAAAAGCTGATATTACTAAGAGTAGTTGAAACGTTGTCATTGATGGTTGCTCCTGGAATAAAGAATAGTTGATATCCAGTATTATCCCCATTGAAATCTTGAATTACCTTACTAGCAACAATATGTCTCTTAGTCCAGAATGCACCTGTGAAAGTGGGAACAGTTGAAAATGATACTGATAGTAAAGCAGAAGTAGTGAAATTATTTAATGCAGTTGGTGGTGAAAGATAACCTGTATCAGTTTCACCTACTACGCCAAATACGTGTAATCCTGCATCAGTAAAACCAACAGCACCATTTGCAATAGTAATTTGCCCGCCAGCAGTAGGACCAGCAGCTTTCCTCGCGGCTGTTCCATCTCCTTTATAAACATAAAGGAATTCATTTAACAAACCTTTTTCTTGATTAAGACCATTAACAACAGTAGTTGAGAAAGGAGTTATGTATGCCCTTCCCGCATAGGGTTGGAATCCAAAATCTTCCATTCCAGTTATAGTCAAAACAGGACCATGCATAGTTGTGGCATTTACTACATGATATATTTCACCAGCAGTTCCTGCCGCATTTAATGCTAGTATAAGTAATGTATTTCCAGTTTGAGTGGGATAGTTATAAATTCGTCTAATTTTAGCAACAGGTGTAGCTACATCCTGATGACGACCTACACCAAATCTAGTTCCAAACTCTCTAGTTCCAAAGTATTGAACATTATCACATTCAGGAAAATGGTCTATAGGCGTATCATCAGCATCGCCTCTTTGCCAAAGGCCATTGAACTTGTCAATGATAATAGGTTCGTGGTCTCTCATTTTAGCATAGAGTAGGGGAGTTATTAGCTCCCCCACTCAATGACAGTTAGAAGTAGTTATGCAGGCACGGTCACGATGTAGGCAGCAACATCAGTTACCCAATTGCGCCATACATCGGTAGTTCCCGGCTTGTATCCCTTTGCGATTGTAACGTTCGCAGCCGCATCAGAGAATACATTGTGTAGAACCATATTCAATGAACCCTGTCCAGCAACAGACACGAGATTCACCTTGTTGTTTGCATCATTAGCAGCCTGATTGATTACGTTCCAATCAATCAAACCCTGAGTCAGAGACATTGCAATTGCATTGGTGTTACGGAGGAAGAGATTCTTGTAGATTCTCCAACCCAATGGAATTGCTGCTGCGGTATTCAATCCAAGAATAGCAGTTCCAGTAAGACCCTCGAAAATAGTCTTTTCGATGGTTACTCGGCTGGCTCCACCATTATCTTCGATTCCAATCTGACCAGAGCCCCCATTAGCTCCAAACAAGCAACCAGAGAACTTTGCATGGGAGGCATCGATAGTGTCAGTTACGGCACTACGAGTCAGACGAACACCAGCAGAAGAAGTATGTGGAGTGAATTCGATGTTGTAGAATTCAGCCCCTGCCGAACGAACTTCACACAGTGGTGTAAGTGCTGTTGGTGAAGTAGGTGGTAACCATGATGCTCCCCCACCTGTAGGAACTCCAGCAGATGTAGCCTGACGTGGTTTATTGGCAGCGCCAACAAAAGTCAGGTCATACAAATCCAATGGAAGTTGCAATTGGTCACGAAGAACTCCACCAATCACAATCAAATCTCTACTTCTGAGATTATCCTTGATTGAAGTAATAGTAGAATAGGCCCCACGCGGCCCATGTCCATCTGGAAAGATATACCAGACGTTGTTGATTTTACCAAGACGATTTGAGGAAATTCCCAAATCCCTCATGTCTTGGCGAATTTCACGCCATAGACCTACTTGTGTCATCGTATCCTCCAACGGCATTTAGCCGCCAACGTAAACTTACGCCAAAGGATTACGCAGGTCTAGCTGTAGACCAACCAGCCTCCGTTGCATTTGCCATCCATAACAAACCAGTTCCTATTGTTAGGACTGTGGCTGCATTGGTAGGCGTAGCAAATCTGTTTCCGGAGAAACAACCAGTATTACCATTGTCTGAAAGAAGAAGATAATCAGTAGGTGCAGAACCATCCTCTTGATTTTCAAAGACACAATCCTGCACATTGAGATTCTTCACTACAGCAGCCGCAGCGGATTCTCCTATACCAACAAGGGTATAGTTATGAAATCTGCTACGTTTGATGTAAGCTTGTGTGACAAATCCCGCAGCATTTGGTTTTAGTTGAAGTGCAGTTGCACACCAACAAAATTCACAAAGGTACATGATTACATCGCCAGCTCCATGAAGCACACATGCGACACCATCACCTTCGATTTTACAACCATAGGCTCTAAATCTGTCAGGATTAGTATTAGCATCACCAACAGAAAGAGCAAAATCTGCTGTAGCACCTTTCGCAATACCAACATTGATAAGAGTAACATCATCCGCGAGGACGGTTAATCCCTCATCAGTGGTATTAGGAGGTTCAATGAACATTTCACCAACATTTCCCGCACCAACGATTGTAATCTTTGGTTTGTCAGCAGGAATAATAATGTTTCCTTCAGCATATGCACCCGGTCCAACGAAGAGAATATCTCTCGGAACCATAGTAGCAATAGCTTCAGTAATAGTATCAACTCGCCTACCAAAGATAGGAGAATTTTCACCTACATAGTAAGCATTTCCAGCAAAAGGATAGCCTGCCGACATTATAGCCGACGCAGCACCTTGTTTTAATTCAGGCCAGAAGTCAGTCATTATACAAAAGTCCTTCTCTTGTAACTACTACGAAATGGCCTTCTCCTAGTAACAGTGGCTTGTCTGCCTTTAGTTCCAATACTAGTGGAGCGGTCAATTGCTAGTCCTGCAAATACATTTAGTTCGTCACTTCTCGACTTATTCTCACCAATAAACCATGCACATAATGCAGCAGTTCGATATTCAAGAAAGACTGCTCCATTTACTACATTGATTATTGAAGTTTCATCAGTCGGAAGAACAAAGAGACTTCTTATGTATTCCATTTTAATATCATTATCAGCATTAGCAGCGAAGAAACGAATTTCATTCGCTTCCCATACATAAATTTGGAACTGGCTTATTTCAATTCCAACCATACTCTGTGGCAGTCCATCAACCTTTGTCATTGGAACAAAAGGATTGATATCCCTAGTTCGTTCCCATAGTTTCTGTGGTTCAATTAAATCATCAGGTAGTTTAGGGTCAGCGCCAGTGCCAGCAGCGTTAAATCTGATAGCACTGACGCCTTCATTTACCTGAATAACAGCAGAAAGTTGGTCAGTTGAAGGAATATTGTTTTGCTCGTAATGTTCCTGCAACTCCTGTAGTGCAATCTTCAGGTAGGGAATTTGAGCAGCATATGTGTAGACAGACCTAGCCACATCATTAAGTAATGCTGCCGAAGCATCCATTACTGTTCCCGCAGTTAGGTCTATCGATGACATATCTACCCCTTAGAAGCTGATGTTCCTGTAGGACCAGCAATAGGAGCAGGTGGGGGCATTTGTGGAATGGCCTGTCCACCTTGCTGTGGAATAAACACAAGACTCTTCGCAAGAGGATGTGTCATATCCACATTGTGGCAATGCATACAGACGGGAAACTTGGGATTCCTCAACTGTCCACATGCCATACAACGGGCCATTTCCATTGCCTCGAAATTCTGCATCCAATCAACAGCATTCAATGCAAGTTCTTTTGCTGCAAGTCTCGCATCTCCTGATACAGTGCGTGGATTACCATTAGAGGCAGCCCACAAAGCATTTGTCATGTTAACAAGTTCGACAAACCACTGTTTCTGGATGCCATTTACCTTGTCCAACATATGCTGGAAATTCTTTTTTATTCCAGTAACATTGTGTTCCCCCGGAACGTAAAATAATCCAGGTGAAGAAGCCTCTACAACATAGGCAACCAATCCATTACAGAAATCCTTTACGAAGGAATCTGCAATTTGAATTGCACCTACAGGAATTTCAAGTAGTGGTTGGTCCTCATCAATTTCTCTCCACCATGACGAAGGACCAACTACAAGTAATGCAGGATTCTCGTAAGAGCCAGCCTTAATATTGAACACACCTGGTTCAATAGTGCATTTCGTCTCAGTGATTTCCTTTGGATAAATTGAGACGATGGTGGCCTTATCCATTGGATTGGTTGGTGCGCGTATAGTTCTACGTCGCATATCCCGCAATCCTGGAAATGTTCCTACTAAAGACATATTTACTCCTTAAATTGACTATGGGGCACTATTATCCCATTACCACCGGGAAGGGTTGCGCCCATTAACCCTGATTCATCGCCGTATAGTTCTTCTACTATACCGTCGATTTTTTGCTGCTTAAATGCCAAGATTTCTTCCGTAGATTTACCCGCAGCAGGGTCTTTATAACGTGACAATGAAGGTCTATCACGTTTCTCCGTGCCTGTAATCATCATTGTGGCTGTAGCTTGTGCAGCTAATACAGCATCAATAATGAATTTACAAGCATCTAATCTTGGTGGGAGATATCCATCAGGAGTTTCATTATCATCTCCTTTACGGAATACCCACAAAGGCTCATACGAAATCTTAGCTGCTGGGAGTTCTGCCTGATTACACTCTGGAACCAGCACTAATCTCTCAAGTATATGCCTACCATGAATCCATTGACGATATTTAGGAAGATATCTAGTTTCAGTTTTAGTTCCTAAGTAAATATTAGTTCCCGGCAAGAAATCATCAAATGTTCCATGCCTATGTTCAAATTCATCTTCAGACCATACAACCCTAAAGATAGGTAGGCCAGTGACGATATCAACACTGTAGAGGTCTTTCAACTGTTTGTTGATAACCTTTACAATAGATTCTGATTCGCGCACTGACCTACCCTCCTTATTACACTAGTGATTACACTACAGCCTTAACCCACCACTTGTTGCTTGATGGGTCATAGCACAGGTCAATGGGCCTGTTCTGAATGGGCTGATATGCAATCTGGATATTTCCAGTTGTCAAGAAAAGACCCGGTGCAGCATTTGTGAAGCACAGAGTAATTTCCTGATAACCACTAGTGAATGGAGTAATAGTCTCCACCTGAACTGTTCCTGTTACAAAGGTCAACTTTGTAGTAGGAGCAATAGTAGCTGCCGAAGCAATAGTTGGTGGAAGTGGCTGTTTATCTGTCTGAACCGTAGACAGATTCTGACTGAGAAGGTCTGACATTATATCATACCTCCTTAGTAACCAGCCGGAACTGCCAAATTATCAATATAGGCGCAGGCAGCAGGATTGTTCACGAACGTCTGCATACCGTTGACCATATAGAAAATGTCAGCAGCGGTTACACCACCAGAAGCCGAACGGATTTCGAAAATCTGTCTACCATCAGTCTTGTAGAAACCAATGGGCAGAATTTCTCCGCGGCCCCACACTTCGTCAGTGACAAAGTCAATACGAGTTTTGTTCCAATTGTAAGATGGTTTGTCAGGAGCACCTGCAAACTGCATCTTGTCAAAATACAGATTCAGATTTCCCTGTTTCTGACTCTGCATTGACTGATTCAGTAGAATCATTCCCTGACCGATATCCTCGTATGCCTGTTTCTGACAAGGATGCAGCCATGCATTGGGTTTGAAATTGTTGTCAATTCCAACCCTATTACCAATCTTATTAATGGCGAGACGCGGCAATGGAAGTGACAATGCAGCGTTATTACCATTCACACGATTGGCACGAATTTCAGGAGTATTGGCTCGATTGAATCCAAGCCATGTTCCTGCTGATGCATTGCTGTGATGATA